AGCCGTATCTAATACAGGTATGGTTACAGAATATCTAACCGGTACAGTATCTAAGTACTCAGGTATGAACACTATCTCAGTCGAACTCCTCGAGCGCTCCGATCCTAATTTCTACGCAGAGCTAACAAATCAGCTACAAAACGCGTACTTAACCTCTATCGATACAGCTGTAGTAAATGCACTACTAACAGCTAGTACAGGTTCCACACCTACAACAGCTGATAGCGATGGAATTATCGCTTTTAGCTCACAAGCTGCAGCAGCTATTTACAAAAACACCGGCTATTTTGCTCAGAACTACGTAGGAAATGCCGCACAATGGCAGCTACTAATGGGCGCAGTAGATACCACAAAGAGGCCTATATATAATGCAATTCAGCCGATGAACGCAGCCGGACAGGTAGGCCCTCAGTCTATCCGCGGTAACGTACTCGGCTTGGATCTCTATGTAGACAAGAACTTCACAGAGACCACAGTGGATGATTCGTCAGCTCTAATTTTGGCTCCTGAAGCTTTCACCGTATACCGTGGACCACAGGCTTATATGTCCGTAAATGTTGTATCTAACCTACAGGTTCAGGTTGCAATTTATGGATTTATGGCAACGATCGCAAAAATGCCTAACGGTATCGTCCGCTACCTAAAGGCGTAAGTAAAAAACTAATAGTCGGTAGGGCTCTTAGCCCTTTGAGCCCTACCGGCCCTTTTTAAGATAGGAGTAAAGAGATGCCGGCTACATACGTAACCGAGGCTGAGCTACGCGCTAACCTTGGTATCGAAAATCTTTACTCAAGCGATATAGTCGAGACGTGTTGCCAAACGGCGCAGGATCTCCTAAATCAGTTTTTATGGTTTGCCTCAGCTCCAGTAGTCGGAGTAACTCTACAAAATAACGTAGCTACCGCGATGATCGCTAACCCTATGATCTTTACTACAGGGCAGAGCGTAACCTTGAGTGGATGCGGCTCAACTTTTAACGGCACTTATACGATCACCGGCACAATGCCTTGGAGCGCCGGTACTACAAATCAAATACCTACCCTTGTATGGAACCCTTATAGCTGGAATTGGCCTGCAGGTTATAGCTTTATCCAATTTACAAAGACCGCGGCTAACGTCAATTTCCAACGCGTATTACCTTATGGCTCAGCCGTAGGAGCAGATACAAAAACTAACTCATACGCTACGACTCCGGCTATTCGTGAGGCAGCGATGATACTCGCAGTAGATATTTTCCAAGCTCGCCAAGTTTCACAGACTGGCGGCGTGACGATCGATGGCTTTAGTCCTAGCCCTTACCGTATGGGTAACTCAATGATCGGCAAGATCCGAGGGCTCATAAGCGGCTATCAAAATCCTAACAGTATGGTCGGATGATGCCTGCCCCTATTACTACACTCCGCGCCTCAGTAGCTACGGCTTTAGCTAATCCAAACGTTTGGAATACCTATAGCTTTCCGCCTCCAACTATTACCGCTAATAGCGTAATCGTGGCTCCGGCAGATCCGTATTTAACTCCAAGTAATAACACTTATAACTCGATCTCGCCTTTAGCAAACCTGAAAATTATTATGACGGTGCCAATGCTCGATAATCAGGGGAACCTCAATGGTATCGAGACTACGGCGGTAGCGGTATTTAATAAACTAGCCGCCTCTAATATCGTAATGAATATTGGCAGTATGTCAGCTCCTACAGTACTTAGCGTACAAAGTGGAGATTTACTTACGGCTGATTTTAATATCTCAATTCTCACGAGCTGGAGCTAACAAATGGCATATACAGAGGATGACCTAAAGTTTTTGCGAAAGATCGGGCAGATCGTAGACGAGCCTGAACCGATTAAAGTAGCAAAAGTAAAACCAACACCAACTACAACCGAAAGCGAGGAATAGGTCAATGGCCGTATTCTTATCAAATGGAGTGGTCGTAACCCTTAACTCGGTCGATCTCTCAGATCACGTAACAAGCGCAACTATTAACCGTGTATTCGAGGAGCTCGAGGTCACGGCGATGGGGGATAACGCGAGACGCTATGCTAAGGGCCTCGAGACCTCTACAGTAACTCTTGATTTTCTTAACGATACTGCAGCTGGTGAAGTACTAGCTACCTTGCAGGCAGCGTGGGGTACTACAGTGCCTCTTACACTTAAGCAGACAAGCGCGGCTATCTCAGCTACTAACCCTGAGTATCAGACTACAGTCCTAGTTAATAACACTACAGATATTAACGGCGCAGTAGGAGATATCTCTACTCAGTCCATTACGTTTACTTGTAACTCAGTTATCGTAGTAGATATAACCGTATAACCAACTAACAAAGGGGCAACAAATGGCACGACTCAAAATAACAAGGGCAACCGGTGAAGTGACCGAGCACCAAATCACTCCACGGATCGAGTATGCCTTTGAGCTCTACGCAAAAAAAGGTTTTCACAAAGCCTTTAGAGATGACGAAAAGCAGAGCGATGTTTACTGGCTGGCTCACGAGTGTTTACGCACAAGTGGCGAGACGGTTAAACCTTTTGGCGCTGAGTTTCTAGATACGTTAGTAAAGGTCGAGGTCCTAGACGATGAACCTTTAGGCTAGGGCGAGACTCCCTTACTTATCAGGTAGCGCAGCTATCGATACGGTTAGGGATCTCGCCTCAGTCGGTTATCGATCTCGATACAGAGATGTACAAGATGTTAGTACAAGTATTAAACGATCAAGCCAAGGAGGCGGAGCGAAATGCCAATAGAGGTAAAAGGCGTTAAGTCCACTCTTAAAGCTATCCGTAAAGTAGATCCTGAGCTACTTAAAGAAATGAACGCCGAGATTAAAGCGGTAATGATCCCTATCCGAGATAAAGCTCGAGGGTATGCTCCCTCACCTCAGCCGGATAACCTTTACGGCTGGAACGAAAATACGGTAGGTAAAACTATTACTGCCAAAAACTCGGCCTTTAGAACTTTTAATACTGAGGGCCGAGTACGCCTCTTTCCGCTTTACGATTATGAGACGGTTAAAAAAGGTATTTACTACGCTCAGGGTGCAGGCACTCGTAATAAAAATGGATGGCAAGCTTTGTATTATGTAGCTAATAAATCCGCCGCCGGTGCAATTTACGAGACTGCAGGCCGAGCTAATCCCGGTGGCTCATCCGAAAGTAAATCAAATAACCCTAATGCCGGTGCTCACTTTATTAGCCGTATGGGTCCTTTGTATGGAGATAAACGCCAACAACGTGGCCGTATGATCTTTAGAGCGTGGGCCGAGGATCAAGGTAAAGCTCAAGCTGCCGTAATACGTGCTCTTGAGAAAACGATAGAAGCCTTTAATCAAGGCAGATATACTAAGGCTGCATAATGGCGCTAAATATACCTAGTCTAGTCGTAAATGCTATTAGCACTTGGAACGGTAAAGCTCTTGCTCAGGGTGGTAAACAAATCTCGGGCTTTGAGAAAGGCGTAAAAAACTTAGGTAAAGCTTTTGGCGTTACTTTTGGAGCTGCAACCCTAGCCAATTATGGCAAAAATGCTATTAAAGCTTTTGCAGAAAATGAGAAGTCAGCGGTACGCCTTGCTCGAGTAGTAAAAAACTTAGGGCTTGCTTTTGAGGTACCTCAGATCGAGCGTAACCTCGAGGATATCTCGGCCAAGTATGGATACCAAGGCGAGGTATTACGCGAGGCTTTCCAAAAACTTATAAGCGTTACGGCCTCAGCCTCTAAATCTACAGAGCTACTAAACGTATCTTTATCGATAGCTGCAGGATCGGGCGAGGACCTTTTAACCGTTAATCAGGATCTCGCAGCGGCATACGTAGGTAATAACAAGGGCCTTAAAAAATATAACTTAGGACTTACGCAGTCAGAGCTTAAGACCTTAAAGTTTGAGGATGCCCTAGCCCTATTAACTAAAACCTTTAAGGGCTCAGCTGAGGCAGAGCTAAATACTTATAGCGGCAAGATGCGCGTATTAGGCGAGGCTGCCGATAATGCTCAGGAGATCATAGGTACCGGCCTTGTCGATGCTCTTATGATTTTATCCGGAGATAGCACCGTAGACGAGCTGGCTAAAAGTATGTCCGAGTTAGCTACGAATACCTCGGAGGCTTTAACTAATTTAGGTAAGTTTGGCAGGGGCGTAGTAGATATTTTTGGCCCTATTGCTACGGGCTTAGAAAAGTTTATTCTTGCTACGGATCCTTTTGTAGATTTAATTGTAGAGGGCGATCCGTCTATATTTATGGATAAGCCTAAGCCTAGAGCTAGACGTTTTTTTGCCGGTGGACAGGACTCCATAAAGGAATCCAAACTCTCTAAAGATCGAGCGGCAGCTTTAGCAAAAGAAACAGCTAACCAAAAACGATTAGCGGCTGAAAGAGCTAAAGCGGCTCAAGCAGAAAAAAATAAAATCTCACTATCTAAAGCCGCTGCCGTTTTTGATAGCACTCGAATCTCACTAGCTGCAGCTTTACAGTCTACGTATGACAAAGAGACTAAACTACGCCTTGAGGCTTTAATGCTGATCGAGCAAGATAAAGGCGATGAAGCGCTAAAGAAAATAGGCGAGCTTGCCAAGTTTCAGAAAAACGCAGATTTAGAACGTTTAGCCGGTGTTACCGAAATTAGTAACGCGACTTTATCCTCTCTTAATACGCAATTACTTACAGAACTTAAAGTTATTAACACTAGCCGTATGGCGGAGGGAGATAAAGAGATAGCACGTGAGGAGGCGTTTAAGAAATATAACGCCGCTATAACGGCAGCTGGCACCTTGTCGGCTAAAGAGTCATATAACGAGCGAGTACAGATCCAACTAACCGAGATAGCACGCTTAGCCTCTATTAGTAAAACTACAAGTGCTGCTAATACTGCAGCTCTTTTACTTGAGTCTGCCGAGTTATCTATGATCGATCGAGTAGCTAAGGCTCAAGCTTTAGCCGATGATGCAAGAATTAAAGCTCTTAAAGATTATATGGATTTATTAAATGGTGTTAAGAAAAATGAGTTTGGGGATCTTAAACTTGGCGCTGAGGGAGACTATTTACGACTAGGACCTTTAGGCGGTTTAGGTGCAGGTGTTATAGGTGGAGTAAATCCCGGTTTAACTACAATGCCTACACTTACAGATCCTTTTTCTAGTTACGGCTTTAACCCTACTATGCCCTCTCCTGGTCAAAGTGTAGAGGTAACAATTAATACAGGTGTAGGAGATCCTGAGGCGATCGCTCGAGCGGTTGAGGATTTACTCAATCAGTCTACCTATAGAGGTACCTCGGTAAATCGAGGTGCAGGTAACTACATACTATGAGTACTTGGCTACCGGAGTGGAGGATTACGGTAGGTACTACCGTTTACGATAACGTTTTATCCGTAAATATGGCTACGGGCCGCGATGATATCGATCTACAATGCAACGCAGGCTACGCACGTATGGAAATTATTAACCTCGATAACTCAGCGTTTGATATTGACGTAACCGATGCCCTGACCCTTGAGCTTAAAAATAGCGCAGGCACTTACGTACCCGTTTTTGGCGGTGAGGTATCAGATTTTGGTATCTCGGTGCGCTCGCCTGAGGAAATCGGGTTTATAACGATCGGTAATATATTAGCCGTAGGCTCACTAGCCAAACTTACAAAAGCTCTTTTTCCCGATGCTTTGGCTAAAGACAATGACGGCACTCAGATTTACGAAATATTAAACGAGCTGCTTATTAACTCGTGGTTTGAGGTAGCACCTGCTTTACAGTGGTTTAACTATGATCCTACAACTACGTGGGCTAACGCAGAAAACGTAGGACTAGGCGAGATCGATCAGCCCGGCCTCTATGAAATGATCTCAAGAGCAGCCGATCCCGGTATCAGCTATAACCTATGCGCTCAAATAGCACAAAGCGCACAAGGACAAATTTACGAGGACAAGGCAGGGCGAGTTTGCTACGCCGATACAGATCACCGCACCGCTTATTTATCAACTTACGGTTATACCACTTTATCGGCTAACTACGCTATACCCTCTACGGTTAAAACAATCTTACAAATAGGCAAGATCCGTAATTCTTTAGTATTTAATTATGGTAATAATTATAATAGCCAAGCTACGGCCCTCGATGCTGACTCAATAGCTAACTATGGCCGATACCAACGTAGCGTTACGACTAACCTCCATAACTTAGCCGATGTAAATACCCTTATGACTCGAGAGTTAGAGCTCCGAGCGATCCCTAGAGAGCAGCTACAAAGCATTACCTTTAGGCTAGATAACTCAGAGTTACCCGATGCCGAGCGAGACAAGCTTATAGATGCCTTTTTTGGCGAGCCAGTGATTATTAACGATCTGCCTATTAATATGTTTAATGGCTCTTTTAATGGCTTTGTCGAGGGGTACGCTATTAAAGCGACTCCGGGTTATGTCGATTTAACCCTTACTCTAAGCCCTACAGATTTCTCACTGGTCGCGCCACAGTGGGACACAGTTACCCCACCGTCCCTAATATGGACTGGGGTAAATGCTACTCTTATATGGCAAAATGCTTTCGGAGGTTTAACCTAATGGCAACTACTACACCTAATTTTGGATGGCCGGTACCTACATCGACCGACCTAGTTAAAGATGGCGCTACCGCTATCGAGGCTCTTGGTGATTCGATCGATGCCTCATTACTTGATCTTAAAGGCGGCACGACCGGACAAGTTTTAGCAAAAGCCTCCGGTACAGATATGGATTTTACTTGGAGTAATGCAGACCCTTTAGTTATTTTAGATGCTAAAGGTGATCTTATTACAGCTACGGCGGCTGATACACCGGCCCGTTTAGCGGTCGGTACTAACGGTCAAATATTGACGGCAGACTCAACAGCTGCAACCGGCTTAAAATGGGCTACAGCATCAGCGAGTAAAGTGGCGCAGGTTTTATCAACAACTAAAACAGATACATTTTCGGCATCAATTACCGCCGGATCAAATGCGGCTGTCACAGGTTTATCTCAATCTATTACACCATCGGCTAGTACCTCTAAAGTACTTGTAACTTTAACGATGAGTGGGTACGGTGCAAACTCCGGTCAATTTGCAGGCTTTATTGCTCGCGGTAGTACACCCATAGGTATCGGCGATGCTGCCAGTACTAGAGTTCGGGTCGGTTCGGCAGCTTTTGGCGATCCGGATCATCAAGGCAATATCACAATGACATTTTTAGACAGTCCAGCAACTACTAGCGCGGTAACATATAATGGTTATGTCGCAAATATTCAGCCAACTACGAGAACAGTTTTTGTAAATCGCAACGAGACTGATACAGATGCACAGGATAGAACTCGTGCTGCCTCTACAATTACAGTTATGGAGATACTAGCGTGATTGATTATGCAATTATTTTAACAGTAAAATATAAAGATGCTGAGTGGACTCTCGAGGGCGATGATTACTCCGGTCTAAATTGGCTTTCAGAAACACCTAAACCAAGTAAAAATACACTTGATGATTTATGGGAAACCGTACAAGCTGAATTAGCGGCTGAAAAACAAGCTAAACTAGATGCAAAAGCCTCTGCATTGGCTAAACTTGCAGCTTTAGGTTTAACCGAAGATGAAGTAAAAGCTATTATAGGTTAAGTATGACTACAGAATTAAAGAGCTATAACGGCTATCCAGCCTCTAAAGATCCGGCTGAGATAAAAATAAAGTCCTACTCGGTAAGGGGTACGGATCGTAAGCTAAGGTGCGCTGAGAGTGTGGGACCACTCTTGGCCGCCTTCGCTGCAGACTTTCACGAGCTAATTGAACCGATCGATGAGGGCACCTTTGACGATTGGGCTTACGCTTTTCGTATGGTTCGCGGTACGACCGATAAATTATCGTGTCACTCATCCGGTACGGCTATCGACCTTAATGCGACTAAGCACCCTCTAGGTAAGCGTGGCACGTTT